CTATCACCTTTTCAGCCTTTGATTCGCCTGAGAGTATCTCTTCTAATGCTAGATACATGGCTATGAAAGTCTTTCCAGTACCTGCGCTTCCAGATAAACAAAGATTATTATTCTTTTTAAAAGCTTGAAATACCTTTTTCTGTATAAGTGTAAGAGGGCTTATTTCTTTTAAATTCTCAAGTCCAAGTCCAGACGGTTGAATTTTTATCTTCTGTTGACCTTTAGGTTTTTTAGCCATTAGTATTATTTATTATTTAGTCGTAATAGTATTCTTTTTAGCGGATCCAGCCTTAATTCTATCTTGAACTTCTTTCCAGCCATCTCCAGCTCTCTTATGTATAGACACTCCATGGTCATAATGAAAAGCTGCAGCAGACACTCCCCTAATTAATTTTTTCTTTTTACATTCCGGACATGGAGTAGATTGAGCAAAAATATCTCTTTCCATTACTTGTACATTCATATCAAATGTATGACCGCAGGCTTCACAGGTATAATCGTATGTAGGCATAAAATAATTTATACAGTTCGTATGAACCAATCCGGCATTTTTCTATGAGTCCAATTCATTTTAAAGCGCTGTTGTTTTGTCTGATAAAATAATCTATAAGAAGTAACAGGATCATCTGGATTCATGCATTCAGGATTAGATTTCATTGCGAGAGGAAATTGCGTTTGAGGGCAACTTGAAATATTAATTGGAATTTTGCTAAGAACATTTCTAAGCATCTTATCGGTTTTATGTATTTTTCCATAACGAAATTTATACTCTTCACATAATGCTGTAAAATGCTTATAATGCCATTGGTAATTTGCAATACTCGCCATTGTCCATTTTGTACATGGATGATTCACATGAACTGATTTATATAAAATATTATCTAGTTCATGGTCGTCAGTAATTGTCCAAATCTTTACTTTTCTATTTTTATCATTAACGGAGACAGTCATCTTTCCGTCAAGAATACGGTGAGCAGTAGAAAGCATTTGCGCTGACTCAAGTATCATCTTTACTACATGAGCATTACATTGCATTCTAGCGGCGTTTACGGGATCATAATCTAATACAAAGATATTCATTTAAAAGACAAGTTATACTATTCGGTATAACTTGTAAATAATATTAATTAAATTGCAATTAGTATTTCTTCTCGCTGGCCGCCTTGAAGGGTTTCTATGTAATCCAATAAGTATTGACGCTTCTTTTGGATTGAAACTACTTTTTTTGTATCGCCTTCCTTTTGAAGACGCTGTATGTAGTAATCGAGTTCAACTGAATCTTGTTTTAACCGTTCTAGTTGTGATTCTATCATTTGACTGTTATATCTGCTAACGTTAACTGACGAGAGCATAATATAGTAAGCAAACATTGCTTATCAAGTTAGATTTTTATTATTTCAGCATCCTTGATCAAATTTGGCCAAACCTGCTGAACTAAAGCTTTTGTGATACCTTTGTATCTCCTATTTAACTTCTTGTCTTTCATTGCGAATAGTAGTTCTGCGTCTTTTGGATCCACGCCTTCTACGATGCCCATAAACATTCTTTCCCTCTTTTCAGGAGCAAGTTTTTCGCCCATTCCACCTTTTATAAAGTAAGTAAATTCTACGGTCCTACGCTTTAAGTCAGATGGTGGCATGCCTTCTTCTGATAACGCAGACTCATACTTAGGAATACCCTTTGGTAAAAGAAACACTATTGAATCATCAAATGACGCCTTGAGTACGTCTCTAAGTGCTAGACAATTGTGCTGTTTTAATAAATCAATCTTTTCTGCCTTAGAAGGCGCCGCAGCAACCTTTTCAAGGATTTCATGTAATGTTAAGTGCATCATATAGTATTAAATTCTTCGGCGCATTCAATTAGCTGAGAGCATCGTTTTGATATAAGATAAGAGAGTATGTTTGAATTCGGTTTAACGGATTCAAATGTATTTATAATAGCAGCTTTCTTGTCTTGAGGTAGTTCTGATAAATCTATTAGAGTTTTATTGCGCTGAAAGTTAAGATATACATCACTTTCCATCACCTTTGACAGATTGTCCCAATCTTTAATCCATTCATCAACTTTCTTTGAAGAAAGCGTCTTTTGACGAACGTTATCCACAAAAGTAGAGTCATAACTTAACACATTCGGTACTCCATCTCCAGAATCACCTCTAAGTATTTTTTCTCTAAGTGCTCTAATAGGATCACTTTCTTTTATAAAAGTCTTAGACATTGGAGAAAATTGCTTAACATTATTATATCGTTGAAGCTGAATAAAGTCTTTATCAGAAGATATAATCATTACTGGCTCATCACTTCCAAACTGCTGTGTGGAATCTACGAGAGTTGCTATAACATCATCGGCTTCAACTTCATCGAGGTGAATGACTTTATAAGGAAGATTTTCTTTTATTTCTTCCTTAATAAGATCTAATATTTTAAAAAATTCTTTCCAGTCTAATCCAGAATCGTCTCTATTCTTTTTGCGATGAGCCTTATAGTGAGGATACACTTTCTTTCTCCAGTTTGACCCACCATCACACGCTATAACCATTTGGCCATATTCTTCACGGTACTTTACGTTATACATGCGAAGAGAATTTAATATCAAATGACGTATAATGCCTTCTTTCATTTCAAAGTTTTGACTGAAAGCACTCGCTATAGCTATTCCAGTCCGATCTAAGATGATCATTTGTAAATAGTAGATTGAACTATAAGATATGTAAATACTAAAATTTAATATTCTTTAAATGACTTCTATTGATCCTAACCCATATTAAGTCATTATAATACCCAGGATCTATAATAGCATTTCGTGTAATCTGTTCATACAGCTCTAGATAGTTACAGTGACCTTTTGAGGAGCATAGATGCAATATAGTTCTTTCAAAGTTTTCTGGTCCTGATACCTGTACGTCTTCCTGTAACAGCCTGTTTGATCCATAGTATTCTTTCCAGTCTGACTCTATGTAAGTTCGCTTCCTTTTTCCTTTTATTTTTTTAAAGCCTTTAAAGAAAAACAGTTTTTTACCAACATAAAGCTTTCCGCTAACCTTATTTTTTATTAAGTATACAAATCCAATATCTTTTTTTGGATCTAAGTTAATAGGTTCGTAAGGTTGATCTTTATAATACCACATTATAGTGGTATTTATTAGCTAATTATTTTACTCTTCTTCATCAAGAAAATCGTCTTCAGAATCTGCCTCATGCTTTCCACAGAATGGACAGAATTCTGGATATTGGTTAAAGTCCATATCCGTATCAGCATTCTCACTTTCCTCTGGCCATTCTATTGGATTTTCTCTGACTGTAAATGCTACCACATAAGTGGCGGCGCAACATGAGCATTCTTTATGTAATTTCATAGATCATCCTTCACACGAAGCACAATTCAGCAAGTTGCGGCTAAGCTCTTGTGCTGGATGTGTTCCGCGCTGGTAGTATAATGTTTTGATTCCTTGCTCCCAAGCAAAGATCATGAGTTGATTGACTTCTTTCGGAGGTGTCTTTGGATGAACCATGATATTGATTGACTGACCCTGATCGATGTATTTCTGGCGTGTTGCAGCCTGAATCAATATTTCTTTCTGGGAAAGTTCTCCAAAAGTCTTAAATATATCCCTTTCCGAATCATTTAAAAACTTTAGGTGCTGAACCGATCCACCATGAACGAGAATGGACTTCCAAGTCTCTTCGTCGTTCTTATCATATTTCCTTAAAACATCTTTTAAATATGGATTCTTATATGTGAATGAACCTTTTGCCAATTTCTTTACGAAGTAATTTGAATTTAATGGCTCAATACTTGGTGATACCTGACCTAGAATAAAGCTAGAAGACGTTGTAGGAGCAACTGCTAGTGTAGTTACATTACGTCTTCCAGTTCCTTTTAGCATTTCTGGTTCACCAAATTTAGATGCCAACCATTCTGTAGCTTCATCGGCTCTAAATCTAATTGTTTGCCAGATAGAAGTGTTTAGCAATTTGGCTTCTAAAGATTCAAATGCAATCGATTTTGATTGAAGCAGCGAGTGCCAACCGAGTACTCCTAGACCAAGTGCCCTTTGATTCTTTGCAAAGTTATGTGGGTGTTCCATGAACTTCATTCCTATGGTCTTATGTACAAACTCCTCGTTCACTGCATCTAAGAAGTAAATCATAGTCTGAACTGCATCAGTCTTCTGCATTTCTTCCCAATGCAATAGATTTAATGACGAAAGAACACACACGAAACTTTCATTTTCATTTGAACTAAGCATGATCTCTGAACAGAGGTTACTCGCATTGATCTTTCTTCCTTTTTCTTTATAGACCTTTGGAGCTACTTTATTGACATTGTCTGTAAAGAAGATGTAAGGATAACCAGTCTCAAAACGTTTCTGAATGACTTTACTCCAGATACCACGCTTCTCTTTATTACCTTCAGTCATGGACTTCATCCAAGCGTCAGTAACTGTAACACCAATACTCATGTTTTGAATAGGATGACCATCGCTTCTGATCTGCAAGAATTCTTGTATGTCTGGATGCTCTATCGGTAAATAAGCTGCAAATGATCCTCTACGTGCAGATCCTTGCGAAATTACATCAGCAATCGTATCAAAGAGTTCCATGAAATGAACTGGACCAGAAGACTCCCCACCAACAGAGATTTTAGTACCGCGAGAACGTAGATCTCCAAAATAGCCAGAAGTTCCACCCCCGTGCTTGGACATGATTCCAACCTCAGCTGCTTTATAGAGTATCTCTTCCATCTTATCTGAGATGTGAGAATTGAAGCATGAAACTGGAAGACCTCTCTTATTTCCAAAGTTTGTCCAGACTGGAGTAGAAAGAGAATAGAAGCCTTTTGACATGTAATCCTCAAACTTAGTCGCAAATCCTTCTATTCCTAAAATAGTCTCTGCATTAAGAGCTATCTGGCTTATTCTTTTTTCTGGAGTTACACCTTCTTCCAAGTATCCACGCTCTAGGTAGAGCCTGGAGTGATTGTTTAACCAATAGTATTTTTCTGTATTTGACGATGACATCTGAATAGTAGTATTATATATTAATTATTAAAATAGATCTGATTCCGAGAAACTCTGTGATTTCTTAGAATACTCGATAGGACGGCTATGAAAGAAATCAGTCATATTATTACCTAGAATTTGTTCTTCAAACCATATAGTTTTCTTTATCAACTCTTGATCTACTTCAAAGATTTTCCTATATCCGATTTGAACAAGAGACTCGTTCATACGATTCATGATAAAGTGTTTGAGAAGCTCCGAGTTCAGCCTTTCTTCACCATATCCATTCACGATCCATTCAATGATTTTTGTCTCATACTTGATTGCTTCTTTCGCTTCAGACAGAATCTTCTCTTCTAACTCAGCATCAAAGAGTTCAGGATGTTCTTCGCGAATTACATTGACGATCTTGATACCAATCATTGCATGAAGATTCTCTTCTCTCGAAGTATACTCCACTTGCTTATTGGTATCCTTTAAAAGATTTCGGTAACGACCAAAGTAGCCAATCGTATAAAATTGCGAGAATAGTGCAATGTTCTCTACAAATAGAGTAAATAGGATCATACTATAGATGAACTGCTTCTTATTATCAGTATGAAAGTGACTCAAATACTTTCTTAAGTAGTTGACACGACCTTGAATAATAGGAAGTTTAAGTATATCATCAAAGGAATCTGTTATTCCTAAGACTTCTAATAGCCTCTCATAGGCATCTCCATGAATCACTTCAGAATTGGCCATTACATAGCCGAGATCATTGATTGTAGGATGAGGAAGATTTTCACCCAACTTGGCCCAAAACTTCTTTACAGAAATCTCTAATTGACCAATAGTAGACAGTGCCCTAATTATTATTTCTTTTTCTTGCGGGGAAAGTGCGACTCGAAAGTCTTGATTATCACTTTGGAAATTGAACTCTCTATGAGTCCAGAAACCATTCTGCATGGCTTCTATATATTCCTGCGTCCACGGATAGTGGTCAGGCTTGCGAGATATCTGTTCGTCAAAAATCATAAGAAGTTATAGGATGTAAATTTTAATAGAAATAGGAGTACTACTCCTATAGACTACCAAAAGTTAAGTGGAATGTACATTCTTATTCGAGAATGTATGCAACAATAATCTATCTATACTCTAAAACTTTTTTAAAAATGATTAAATAGTAGTAATAGTAATAATAATTATTATTATTACTGCCTGCTACGATCACATTCCATCCACCGACTTTCTACGGATAGCTCTTAAAGCCCCTGTAGAAGAATCCTTTAATACCACTACATGCTTCTTATATCGAGTTGCATAGTCATATATCTGCTTATGCTTCTCGTTCTGAAGATCTAGATTCCTTGCCCATCTTTCAAACTTCATTCTTCCCGTCTGAAATTTCTTAAATAGTTCTGGTTCAACATCAAAGGACTTATACTTGCGTCGCATTAAACCTCCAGATGTCGGTGGCATTGCCATAGTAGGACTGTCTCCAGTGACATTTGCAGCAACTGAACCTGTTCCACCCGATCCACCTGATCCACCACCACCTGATCCACCACCGTCTTCAGTTGTAAAGCTTTTGAATGATTTGATCATCTGGTAATATCCTCTGTTGAAATACAAATTGTTTGCTGTGTCTCGTGATGCTTTACAAAAAATACAGGAATCCCTAGTACCGATCCAACTGGGCTTAATGCCTCTTTGACGTATATGTGAGAGTGAGGATAAGCCCTAAATTCTCCATTACTTACGATTGGACATTCACTTACTAACCTATATGAGCCAGGTTGAAGCTGTCCATTATCATTCAGAAACCAAGTATTCTCATTTAGAGACATGTCTACTGGTATCTCTAACTTATCAAATATCTTTGTAATACCATTATCTGTCATTCTTGTATTTTCTTTTATGAGATATAATGCTGCTGCATAAGACGCAAGAGTGGTTTTTCCTAAAGGTAATTTGTTCAATAGCCTCTTAATATTGAATACGAGGCGATTGAATACACTATAGGCATTTCTTTCTTGAGATGTCTTTAAATCTGAAGCTTTCTTTAAAGGCTTTCCATCAGCATTCACAATTCCAAGCTTATACGCATCAGTCTTATCCCATGGAGTTACGAGTAACTTCAGGAATTTATAAGAATAAACCGCATCTGCTGCTTGCCCTAGAATGCTCATATCTTTCGAAGTATTTCAGCGATCTTCATATCAACAGGAACTTCCACGCGTTCATTCTCAGAAATGTAGTCCAGATAGACTAAAAATGTCTTAATGGCTGGCCATAGCTCTTGCTCTATTTTAAAAAAGATCATTTTGTTTGCGGCTGGTATTCCAAAGACGTTATAAAGTATGATGATGTGATTAAGAACTAATCTTTCTTGAATTTCACCCGATTGTCTGTATCTTCGAAGAAGTCGTTTGATATACTTAAATCTGGAAATATCATCGTTAAATTCAGCAATGTCTACACATTGTGGATTGTTATAGTTTTTGGATGCAAAAAGCAGGAAATTCTGATCGTTTAATTCATCAAATACTCTCATATATAGAGAGTATTTATTAGGTCGTCTCGGATGGTGGTACGTCTCCGTTCTTTTTCCAGCAAGAACATATATCGTCGTAGTCTTTCATAGTAAGGACTCCACGATCACTGATCTTGATCATGTTCTCTACAAACTTATGAAGCTCTACGTCATTTTTAATATCTTCACGCGCCGCTTCAAGGATACGAATAAGAAGAGGAACGTCTAAAGATATCACATCTCCAGAAGTATCTTCCTTAAGCATTACCCGGTAAGTATCAAATGGATTTGTATTAGTCATGGGATTTTTCTCTTAATTTTACTTCTTTAGATATTTTATTGATTAGTATCTTCTTATTATCTCTAGCTAATACTTTAATCAATAGTATGTCGCATATCTCGACCAGATCTTTTCTATTCATCTTTTTTAAAGATTCGTTAGTGATAATTAGCTCCTCTTCGCCATCGAATTCTAAGTCTTCTAGACTAATCTCTTCTGAGAGATTCTTAGTCTTGAAGTCTTCTTTGGCAAGTTCAGCAAGATAGCTAGTATCTTGCCTTTTATTGCGGCTTGAGAATAGGCTACCTATGTAAGAAGCTATCTGGTCGAATATGTTCATATATTATTTGATCTTTGGAATTACTGCATCTTCTGGCTTAGAACGATTTAATTCTGCGTGTTGTAACTCATTTGCGCCATCTTGAGCGTATCCAATATTAAAACGATCCTCAATTTTTACATTTTTAACATGTAAGTCGCGCATTTTCTGTGTTGTTGGATCCATTACTTCTGGACCTGCTACTGAATGATCTGGACTTCCCATTTCTGGATTATGAATGGCTATATCTTCAGTGGATTCATTCATGCCAGTTTTCATCTTCTGACGCGCGCGTTTCATGTAAGACTTTGCCATACTATGATGATAGCTCGCTTCGTCTTTATGGAATCTATGCTGAGGACTTTTTTTACTATGTTTGTCTGCTTGATCTAAATGTTTATTTGCCATATCTAAATGTTGATCGGCAGAATCCATATGATAGTTTATAGCTTCACTAATTCCATGATAGTCATGCATCATCTCCTTGTGATCAGCTTCATCAAATACATGAGGATGCATTTCTTTTGCATCATCTCGCTCGCCATGATAGTGATTTATTAGTGCAGATTTTACATTCTTTTTTGGACCATGAAATGATAATTCGTCATCGCCATGAAACTTAGTAGTTACCCCATGCTTCTTATTCATATAAGCTGCATGTTTTGCTCTTTCATGATCTAAAAGATTATGCTGAGCTGTACCAGAATCTATATGTTCTTCATCCATTTTGACAGATTCATTTAGATCAGTACTTTCAGTAACAGAAACTTTATTCATTTGAGCATACGCTTCAGCTACACTGAGCATATTTTTTGTGCTATTAACTTGAACTGATTCTTTTTGAGATGAATAATAAGCGCCTAATGCCATCTTCTGACGCATTTCCTTGGATTTACCAGCAAATTTAGGGTTCTTGCTATGAACGAAATCATGTATCCACTTTGAAGCTGGATCACTTGGGTTCAATACTTCATCCATATTTTGTTTAGTCTCGAATGCATCCTGAGTGGATTCCGCTTTAACAGGGAAGGTTTTACCATCTACAGAGAAAGATGATTTACCAGCCTGAACTGCCTTTTCTTTCTTGAAATGGAAAGTTCCTACGTTTTCATCTTCTTGCTTAACTTCTTCAGTTGTATATAAGCCTTCTTCTAAAGCTTTTTCGGAATGAGCTGCTGCTAAATCATTCTCATCTTCTTCTTCTTTACGTTCAGCCATCGATGGACGCATCATACCTGCTGCAGAATCAGCTGTTTCTTTATCGTCTTTATTTGCTGCTTGAATCTTTTTGCCCATGTCAACGTACTCAGGAGCATTGCCTTTATCCCAGCATTCATCTTCCATTTCTTTCTTTTCTGCTTGAGTAGGTGCATCATGCATCGGTTCTTTATGAGCTGCATCTAGATCAGTTTTTTGAATTTCTTTTTCATGCCCAAGCTCAGGAAACACTGCTTCTTTAATTTTGTACTGCTTGCCAGCAAACTCAACGATAGATTGCTTATTGACACGAGCCTCATGTATAGCTTTAGTGAAGCCTTCTACTTGCTCATTGGTGATAGCCGCTGGCACCCAATTTGGGCGATCTACGCTAGCGTTCTGCATTGCAAAGTATGCCTCAGCAACTGAACGGATTGATTTGTTGGTCTGGGATGTGGTTTCCATGATGATTTTCTTTCTGTGAGTGGTTTTTATCTGTTGTTAATTAGTTAGTTAGTTAATTTTAAAATTATTTTGTTTTAGCTGGTTTCTTAGGAGCCATCATCTTATGTAATTCAGCTTTATGTTCAGCTGCTTTATTGGTATGAATAGCTTCCTTTTCATTATGATTTTGAAAAGCTGGATGATCTTTACCATGAGCTTGAGAAGCCATAGAATGAAGCTCTGCTGCATGATAATGCTTTGCATGAGCCGCTAAATGTTTTGAAAATGTAGGTTCTAAATGTGTTTCTCCGCTACTGTTATGAGCATCTGTACTTGCTCTATGAGCATGCATAGATAAGTGAGATGGCATATGAACTTCCTCGTTAAATATATGAGGATGTTGCGCGTGAAGGTCTTCGCTGTGAGGATCTTCGCCCGTATGATCAGTAATCGCTTTACGAACATTTGCCTTTGGTCCATGAAACGTAATAGTATTGTCCTTATGCCATTTAGTATGAACGCCATGGGCACGTTGATGATAGCTAGTATAATCAAGTTTTTTATTATTAGGCGTATGTCCTACATGTATCGGATTTGAATGAACGTGATCCGTGCTTTCTTGATACATCTCACGATATGCTTGAGCAATATCGGTTGATTTCAATGTTTTGTCGTTTTTGTCGTCTGAGATGGCTGATGGTACGGAGTCCATATTATTATGTAAGATTTTTATTATTATTATTAGTATTATTAATTAATTAATTAATGACAGTTCCATTTGCGAAGCGCTAAAGCTTTTCTAGTAGGTTTTCCGTGTTCATCTTTCATTGGGCCTTTAACGCCTTTCATTCTTGCACAGAAGGAACGACGTCTACCGGCTGCTTTACCTTTAGGATCTAACTTACTTGGAGGAGTAGTGACTGCCATCTTCAAGTGATGGCCTGGATTTTCTCTATTATATTTATTTACTCCAGCTCTAGTTAAACCACCGGTCTCTGACTTGTACTTATTTTCTTCAATAAAAGATTCTTCTATTCCATGCTGCAATCGCCTATGATGTTCCCACTTTGTGCTATGCATCTCTTCAGCTTCCATATGAGCGTTATATTCAGGATGTTCAGTTCCTAACATATCAGAAGCTAATCCATGTAATTCAGCCGCATGAAAGTGCGCCGCTTGAGCGTCGCCGTGTTTACTTGCATTTAATTCTGTGTCTTTACTCATATTGTGAGCTAGCTCAGAAGCATCCCAAGCACAGTTGCATATATGTTTAGGCAAAGTCAATTCTTCTTGACTATTCTCTACAGCCTTCATATCGCGATAAGTCGATGCTATATCTTGAAGAGGTAACTCTTTACTAGTAGTAGTAGTAGTATCATGAGAGATTGCTGAAGGCGCTGAGTGCATGACTTATAAGTTTATTTAGAATAATCTTGTTTTGTTAATGAACGATCTGAAAGCGTGTCTAAACGATTGAATATACGGTCCTGACCTGACTTTACCGATTCTAACACTGCTCTTTGAGAAGCTTGTTCTTTAATGATTGCTTGAAGCGTTTCAGTAAGATTCGTTTGATGTATCTCAGTTCTAGTTTTAAATTCTTCGAGTGAAGTCACATGCAATCGAGTGTCTGCGATGTTGTCTTTCACTTGTGATGCGAGACCATCTAGCTCGTCATGACTCGCAAACTGGGTTCTAAAATAAGCTAACGTCGCAGCAACTAAAATAGGAGTTACCCAAAATATTGCTCTAATAACGAAAGACCAAGATAAACCTTTCTTGTTTATTATCTCGCCGTGACTACGATCTGATGGAGGAATTGACATGTCTATTTTGCTTTATGATTTTTTTTCTTCTTCTTCTGACTGCTCTTCCTGTTCTTCATACTTACGATCTGCATCATTGGGGCTAGAGAATACTATGTTACTAAAAACTTCGTCAATCTTATCAGAAGCAATTGCAATCTTTGACTGCATCCAAGCCTGTAGTGCTTCACTGTCATTCATTAACTTAGATTCTATAATCATGGACATGGAAGCGATCTTACGAAGTTGGCGACATGCCATTCCGACTTCTTCAGCCTCGTCTTCTTTATAATCCATCTCTTCTTTCATTCCCATAGCGTGATCGTGGGCTCTAGCTGCCATAGCTGCATGCTGTCCTGCTTTATCTAAATGATGATCCGCTTCATGAGATTGACCAGCCATCTTATGAGCGGTATGCGCGGCAACGTGAGCTCTTGAAGCTAATTCGTGATGCTTTGCACTACCTGTTTTATTTGCCAATTCTGAAGCTGAATGTGCCTTTGCCGCATAATCAGAAAGATTCTCAGTCATTTCCTTTGGAACACAATTTGGAACTTTTCTACCATTTTTATCTTTCATTCCAATAGCTTCATAGCCTTTCCAACAAGCGTCCTTTAAACTTTCTGATACATGAGCCATTAAATGCTTTTTAGTTGCGCCATGCTTTATAGCTCTATCTGAGTGATAGTCGGCTTGGTCATAATGCCATGCAGCGTTTGCTTTATCAGTCTTTGCTTGCTCCAAGTGATGTTTTAAAGCGTCAAGATGCTTTACAATCTGTCCATGAGCATACTGATGAATAGTTTCTTCAGTTTGAGCAGCACTTTCACTCATTAGTTTTGCAGCTTTCATGTGCTCGCGAGCTTTATCTGCATGGTACTCAACCGCACCACCTTTTGCTACTGAATGAGCCATCTGATGAGCATTCATTGCCTTTAAGTGAGCTGTCCTTGAAGGTGCCTTTAAAGCTGCTGCAGATAGACTTGCCGCGTGATATGAAAGATGTCCTAAAGGCTTTAGACTTGTTGCCTCATCGTAAGTTGTAGGATAACCAGTCAACTCGTTCGTTGCAATCTTATCAGGAATCACGTCTTGGCCTGGAGTTGATTGCTTATACTTATTAAGGAGTTCAGGAGTTCCCCATTCGCCCGCACCATGCTCTTCTCTGATTTGCTTTAAGGTTTTCATGCTTTATTTCTATTGCTGTTTGTTATATCTTTAAAAGTACGAATTTTACTGATCGGAATACCAGCGCGCGAGGGTGTTCTAACTTGAATTGGTTTTTGAATTGGTAATGGTGCAGCGTCTAGTTTCTCATTTGCTATAACCTTCTTCTCTATGAGTTCGACGGCATTCAGCCATTTGCGAACCTTGCGACCGTCATTTAAATTTACAATCAAATAGTTTGGTCCACAGCTTGAAATTTTTCCGACTTCCTCTGATTCCTTGATGACGACTTGATCGCCTACCTCAAAAAGATCTCCTGCGACATAGGCTTCGCGCCTTTCAGATACTGGTTCTAGTTGCAAGTGCTTTCGAAAATTCTTTGATTCTTTTAATCCAAGACCATTTCTAACGGCATTAAAAAGATCTTCTCCGTCAATGAATGAAGCTGAAATGCACTTTGAAAAACCATTAAAATCATTTGCCATTGCCGCTAATCTCATCTTTTGTTCCATGTCGTTACTTTCTACGAGTGATACGACGCATAACTTTTTAAAATTAAAAAACTTTGAGCTCTCACCTTCTAGAAATACTCCGTTATTAAACTTTAATACCGTGTCGTATTGTACCAATTGATCTTCATTGACTGCAAATTCTACTGAAGTAAATCCTTGTTCATAAAGTTTACCGCATATATCGCGAATCTCTGAAACACTTTCCAACACTATATTGCGAGCGTGTTTTGGAAACATCTTACGCATCCATTTTACCTTTTCTTCAAGCGCTAGTGGATTATTCTTTGAATCCACCGTATTAGAGACATATATCCTATAAGGTCTGCCACGAGCGTGTTCAAATATCTTATTTAAGAACTTCTCGTGCTCAATATTAGGCGGATTAAACTTCTCAAATGCAACTACAATCTCTTTTGGAGCATTCTCAACTACAAACTGTGAGAAGGATTTAATCATGGTCGCTGAGCCTTTCCATGAAGACTATGAATGTTCTTCTTCTGTTTGTTACGGCTATCTTCCCAATGAGACTCCAATTTTGTCTCTAATTCAGTCTTTTCTTCAGGGATGTTTACGCCATGATGGCGCTTTGCTGCATAATAGTCCTGCATTTCGGACTGACCACCAGCATAATTGACTGTGATAAAATCTTTAAACGAGAGCATTGTTTCGAGGTTCCCATAGAGTAAAAAGTGATATTTTACCCAGTAATATAGTAATACTATTTATACTATATTACTCTTTTAGGTACCCGAAAGGTGAGTTTTCAGCTATAATTTTAAGCGTTTCTATGTCTTTTATACCGTGTGACATAAATGCTCCGCCTTTTATAGCAGATATGCATTCTTTTACTCGCTGAGGATACTTACTTACAGATATGTTCTCCCAAGAGTATGATAACCCTAGTTCTAATAGATTTAATATCGGTATTTGCGCCCTTTCAGCAGCTAGTCCTAAGAATCTATCAGTGTATCCGTGTTCCGCATCAAAGTTGATTTTTGATTCCATCGAACATAGGATGGCATCAAGTGCTTCCCTTGAATAAATCTGAGGATAATGTAAGTAGTAACTAGCTAAGAAAGTCTTACCTTTAACTGGAGAAGCGGTCTCATTCATGAACTTAGTTGCAGATATTGCACCAGATCTAGGTATTGCCTTATCCGGTATCGGTCCCCAGCATAAGCTATCATATTCAAATAGCATGACGTAGGGATATTTCTTATACTTTTCTCTTGCTAGATTTAGACATTCATAGGTCCTCATATTGGTCTGCCTTGAATAAGAACTACCATTCTCAATCTTTTGAACCTCATCTACCCTTGGATGATCTAGTTTTAGGTCGTGTCCCAATGGAGTCACGACGACTATTTTCTTACACGTCCTTAGCCAATAAGGTAGATGCCTAAGAACGGTATCTCTGGCTGAAGCGTGTGCATGGACGATTCCAATAACATCGTTATAATCAAGCATAGTAGTAGTCTTTATATTTAGGTGATATTTCTCCTGACGGGCCGCGTTCAGCATTCTTAAGAGTCAAGTATTTTGATGGGCCATGCATATGGAGTATATATGTCGAATTTGTATTTTTACCCCACTGATGAGACCAATTAAGCTCTTTAGGAAGTTCCACACACTGCTTGCTATTAAACAAAATATGGGAAGTTAAAGTCCATGCTATTTGTTCAAGCATAGTATTGTTATTACATTCTTTAGCTGATATAAAGCTAGTTTTATATAAAGCAATAACTTTATCCCTATCGAGGGAGTCATTAGTTCCAAAGTATAGTACTCCGGCGTTCCTTTCTCTAATATATTCTTGCAATCCAGCTATATACCGAGTATTAGGATCTTCTCCGATGCCCATGGCGACTTTAGGTAAAGCTTCTATAAGTTTACTAGGGTCTTTGACGAAAAAGGCATCTGAGTCTAATATAATACATCTAGGCAGTACTTTCAGCGCCTGACAGATCAACGCGCCTTTTATATCAAACGCCATTTTCTTTCTAACTATCTTAATGTCTAAGAGCGGATCAAATCTAAGATAAGATAATCGAGCAGTATCTTGTGTGTTATATGGAACACAATTGTCTGGTAAAGGAACTGTTAGATCTGCAAGGATCACGACGTTATACTTGCAACCCGAATTTGCATAAACTTCTAACCACTCATTGAGTAATGGTAGAAATGCTTTATCTCCAAAATGTGTTATCCCTAGAATCATGAGACAGTAATAATTACACAATTGGGCTTATCCTCGTCGAACTCAAAACATATATTCATTATATGCGTAGTATCAGAGGTCACTTCAATACAATTTTTAAGGTTCTTGAGTTGTATTCCATAGTTTGAAATACATTCGGCTCTTTTATCTGAAACGAAGTGATAGACGTCTGCTAAAAATGGTTCTTGATAGTTTTTTCCAATTATTCTTACAAATGGAGGATATGTTACGTCAGCATCTACCCATAGATCTACAATATGACATAGCAGCTCATTCGGCTTTAAGTTAGAAAGTGTATCATATAATTCATTTTTTAATTCTTTGAGGATATTTATTTTTTTATCCTTTTTTTGCTTTAATATTAAAGCCTTTGAATCTTTAAAAAGTGTAGTTTTTAAAGATTTATCTATTGACTCGAGGGTAGGGCACTTAATAGATAACTGCTTCTTTTTGCCTATGAAATAGTTTAAAGATACACCGATATAACCGTTTGCCGGACCAGAACTAAATTGAACTAAAAATTGAAATGGATCTTCGATAGATGATAATTGTATTCCCGCTATTCTTTCCACATCTCTCTTGTGGTTAACTAACCATACTCCCCTTATGCTTCCTGAATAATTATTTTGATGAGACCACTTTAAAAACTCTATTGTCATTTTATTTGCTCTACCGAGAGCAATGTCAATTTCAGACTTTGAAGCTTCTATTAAATACTTATTATATTGATTTCTAACTTCTGCTGATATCTTTCCCCAATTTTTATCTGCAAGAACATACATCATTTGAAGTTTACTTAGATTTGAGATAAAGTTATTGGAAATCATATCTAATATTTATTATTAGTAATCTGGATCGTATTGATTCCATTTAGCTTTTAAATACTTAAATCGTTCTATAAAAATAGAATGAAGCCCAATTTCTCTACCATAGGCATCTATTTCCCAAGGCAGATCGAAATAATTTATTTTACGAGTATCGTATTTTTTCTTGTTCCAACAAACTATGTGTATATTACTAGTATCTTCCATTTCATAAAGTACATATTGCTTTACGTGCACGCACTCATGAGCTAAAGCTCTTAATAATCCACACATTTTCATGCTTGAATCTAATTGAAGCTCAAATTCGCGAGGATAGTCATCTGAGTCTTGATCATCATCTGGTATCATGTCGGCACGAGAACCACTTCGCTCGTAATAATTCTTTTTAAGTTTTATTACGAGAGTAACTTCAAAATAGTTTTTAGGAAGCAATTTCTTTAAATAGAATTTTGCAGCTTGTGACACTATTTTCCTCTGCAGTATCGATCCTCCAGAAATTGCTATATTGCTTTCCATTATATTAGGTACTAGTCGTCAGATTGATTTATAAATTTATCAGCCGTATATTGTATTAATTCTTTGGCTTCTTGTTGAATTTCGCGAGGAGATACCGGAATAGTTCCTAGTACTGTAGCTTTCTGTTTATATTTTTTTAACTTAATTAGATATTTAATTATATCAGACTTATTTACTCGATGTCTTCCATCTGGGAGAGCCGTTGTGAATTTCATTGACTGACTTACTTTAAAGTTATTGTTACTATTAATATTCTAAAGAACTATAAAAATAGCTGGTCACGTGTTTAGCGCGACCAGCTATGATTTAATAAAATCTTAATTAAGACTTATTAGATTTAATATCTTTTTCAAGCTTTTCTGCTTCAGCTTTTACTTCATCAGTAGTATCATGTACTAATTTATCACCAAATGCACATTCTGCACAAAACGCAACGATACATAGAATAATACCAATCGATAGTATAATCATTTTATTAGTATTAGCTACCTAGAGTAATTTGATAAAGCTTTGCTGCTTTACCACGAGCGCCTGGTCTCTTGCTAGAATCGCCTACGATCTTACCGTTCTTTTTTACGAATTCGATCAAGTACCAGTGACAGATGCCGGTTTTTTCACAAATCTCAGAGAGAGTAAAAGGCTCTTTTGGAAAATTAAAATTCTCTATGATTGAGACGGCTTCAGCCTTTTTTAGACCTCTGCGGAAGCTTTCCTTCACGGATGGCTTCGGTTGCTTCACTGGCTTTTTTGGAGCCGATGGAGCCGATGGAGCGGGAGTTTTTGTCTTTGCTGCTGTTGCAGAAACAGCATTAACAGAAACAGTATTATTATTTGTAGTAGTAGTATTATTGTTTAACATATTTTATTGGTTTTAATCCGTAAAAAATACTATGGAAAATCAAGGTCTTTGTAAATAATAAAGTGACAAAACTGTATATTTTTTAAGTTGTTGATTACCAACAACTTAAGACCATAAGTGTTCTCTATTATCTATTACCCATTTGCAAAGTTTAGTATCGGCATCTTTTAATCTATTTTCAGCTAAATGAACATCATGATATATGGTTAGATATGGCTTATTTGAATTAACTTCAACTCTATCATAAGCTTCATCTAGATTCTTCTGAAGTTCGTCTCTTCCAGATTTTGCATAGTCATAGTAATAACGAATCAGCTTTGCAAGCTTCTTATGTTCTTTTGAAGAATTCCAATCTATCTTACCAAAGCAATCTTCGCGTTCTACATACTCAATCAAACATTCCATATGGAACTTTATAATGATATTTGGCAGATCTTGATACGCTGGAGGAAATACACTGTCTCTCATTTCTTTATGAGGATTCGATATTCTATATTTTAACTTATAATAACACTCTCTGATATTTCTTTTAATGTAAGAAAGTTGTATGTCAAGCGTATATCGAAAGAAAAATTGTATTGGATAGTTGCTATACACGTATAGATAAAATTTCTCCCACTCGCTTTTATTCTTGGATCGTAAATCCGACTTCATGGTTATCGGAGTGAGATATATTGAACACGGCCAAAACCAAACTGTTTTCTGGCGTTTATTTAATGGAAGATTTAAATACTTATCGAGGGTATCGATATCGTATTCTTCATCTTTTATCTCGTAATTGGAAATAAAGTTATTCATTGTGTAAAATCTGAGCTTTTATTAATCTATAAAATTTTATCTTCTTGTTTATTTTCTACTATAACAGGAATAGGATTATAAAACTCGTGAATCATATTAATTATAACTACTGGCCATCTCCTATCTATAAGCCATAAACCATATTAGTATCTTGAAGAGACTTAGTATGATCGACAAATATCTTAGGATATTTGTCAAATATGGTCTTTTCAAGTTTGGAATTCATGCATTTTCGACGAAGATTGTTGGCTATTCCGTTGACTTTCATATGGCTGTGCAAACCAATGCATAGTATTTGAGGATAGACGAAGATCTTCAAAGTCCATACGCTTTGCCCTCTCATTTGCAGTAGCATTAGACTTGAGCTGTGGAGCTGGGCGAGGAAATGATGTAATATTACGACAGTATTTTACCATTTCGACTAAACGCTTAACTTTTTTGCGATAGTTTTTTGAATCGAATAAGCGATAATGTGACGGATTAAACTCTGAGGTATTTGAATTTTTTGATTCCATGATGTTATTAAGGTAATTTATATGATAAAGACGCTATAAAATTTCCAGTAGTATATAATATATAACTAGTTTTACGACGAATCCAGCTGTAAGCTATTGTATGAAATAGATACTTATTATACCAAACACTGTTTCGATAAGCAATTTCTTCTAGGAATAGCTTGTCTCGTTCTAGGCGAGCTGCTCGAGCAGCTAGGCGAGCTTGATTAGATTCTGATTTAAAGTTAAACAATTTAGTTTTTACAAGTTTTCCTTTTACAAAAGTAAACTTCCATTCTAACCAACAGTCCCATCTATCATTTATATCATAAAGACTCGTATAAGCATTTAATTCGCCAGTATAATCGGACTTATCGAGATATTCACCTTCATTACGAAAATGACCCAACCGATCCATCGGATTATTACTTTCTGAGTCATTTTCTACCCATTCTGATACCTTATATTTTTTAACATAAAGTATCTTCGCTTTAACTACGTATTCTGATAAAACGTCTGCGAGATCCTTGAGATCCTTGGTTTGAAGATTCCATTCCGCTACTTCATTTAATTTCAAAAGTGACATTTCCGCATTACATGGTAACTTACCTCTGTAGTCTATATAATCGAACATGCTCATAATAATATTAATAGTTTAATTGTTTACTTAAAGATTAAATATACACGAGTAAATATAAATTGTACAATTTAAAATGATTAATTATCAATCTAAACTAACAGTATATCGAAACATATTGAAATCAAATTCATATTGAATTTGATTTAAGTGAGTGTGTATCGTTTTTTCAACGTATGCCTCAAAGCTTATTGATATATCTGCAAATGTTGTTTGGCTATTATTATTTATTAACATAAAATTATTACTATTATTATTATTATTCTACTTGAAATCCATTGAAATTATGTTTTGCTGCTGAAGTTGAAGCTATTTTCGATATATTTTTTTTATGGCCGCCACTAGAATCGCTAGAAAGATTCTGAGCTTTGTCTTCAACATCATATAATTTCATCTTAGATCTATCTACTCCTATAACAAATCTTTTATTCTTTACCACGTCATTGTATCTATTTTTTAATTGCTTTACCATGATCTGCCCTATCTTTTCTAGTTCTTCAGTAGATATTAATGCAAACATAAGATCCGCTGTAGCAGGTAAACCAAAAGACTCAGAGGTATCAGTAAGTTCAACATCAGTATTGCCAAATCCAGACCTTGTAGTTTGAGTTGCTGAGAATATAGGAACATCAAATTCTACAGCGAGTCCACGAATCTCTTCAGCAATTGCTTTAACTAATGAATATGTATTAACACCGCCGCTTAAACCTCTAATTCTTTCAGAAGAACATATATTTAAATAATCTATAAAGATTACATCTGGTTTAAAATTCTTCTTTAATTTCAATTCATTTAAAAGCGCACGAAAATGACCGGCGTGCGCAGAAGCAGTCGGATACTCTTTAATAATTAATTTGCCTGTAGTATTCGCAGCAATCTTTGTTATTTTATTTTCAAAAGTATCACGAGGTAAAATTTCTAATTGGTCTATCGCTACATTCATAAGATTTGCATCTACTCGTTCTGCAATTCTTTCTTCCGACATTTCAAGTGTAATATACAAAACATTCTTTCCTTGAGACAGCGCAGATGCTGCGACATGACACATAAACAAGCTCTTTCCTACGCCGGTACCAGCCAAGGCAATATTCAATGTTTTTCTAGGAACACCGCCTTTAGTTATTGTATTAAACATATCGAGATCAAACGGAAGTTTATCTTCAGTTTTGTGATAAAAGTCAAATCTTTCTTCAGCATCAGCAATATAATCGTGACCTACACTATCATCAAAACTAATACTTAATGCCTTTTGAAGAATATCTGGAATTGCAGTTTGTACTTTATTTTTACTTTTTCCATCAATAATCTGAATTGACTCCATGATAGCTAAGAATACTGCACGATCTTTGCACCACTTTTCAGTATGCTCAATCAGCCACTGATCTTCAACTAAAGGATTTTCACCTAAAGAGTCTATGATTTTTACTGCTTCAGGATATATGTCTTCAGAAAGATTTGCAGAATCTAAATCTATTCCAAGAGAAATAGATGTCGGTAATTTATTATATTTACCAATGAAATCCAGTATAACCTTATAGACCGATTTGTTTGCACCTTCAAAATATTCCGTTTTAATAAACGGTAAAACCTTTCTACAGAACTTTTCATCATTGATCAGTTTCTGCAGAATCGTCAGTTGTAGATTCGATACCATTTGTTTTTTCTTTTGAGCCTAATTTATAATTTCCAGTATCAAAGGCCGTTTGCAAGATGTAAGTTAAAATATCGCCTAGCAGATTATTAAACTCTACACTCTTTTCAAGCTCTTGTACATTTAATTTTTTTGGTGATTCTATTATTTGATATTTAAAATGGAGATCGGCTTTATCATTTTCTGGATCAGCTTTTATTCTTACTTCCCCATAAGTTACGATTACGTCAGTATATTTTCCCTTTTTAATCTTCACTGAGTACATCAGTGAATCTGGCTTTTCTACTAAAGTGTAATCGTCTTCTGTAATTATATTAGGTTTCTTCGTCGTCATCTTTGATAGAAGGTGTATTTAGATTGACCGCACCCATTCCAAGTTTATACTTGGAACGAATGTAGTCTTTAAACTCTTGAGAAGTTAAGATAGGATCCCAGAACTCTTTCGTGTAAGTATCCGCTTCGCGATGCTTCTTCTGAGAGTCTTTAATAGAGTACCAACCCATGCTTGGTTTTACTACAAAGCCTCCCTCTAATGCGACATCAAGAAGACCCGAGTATTTTTCTATACCGCGAGCGAATGATACTGAGACTGGAACTTTACTCTTTTCGCGAACAAAACGGCTCTTATCAACGTTGATCACGAAGTTATAACCATTGAGACCTTCCGCATCTTTGTCCTGCTGACGACCTAAGATCCAAACGGTATCGGCGCTGTAGTAGATACCGGTACCACCAGATAGAACATCCTTTGGATACATATCCTGTGTTTTATAAGTATGACCGACACACAGCAGAGGGATGTCATTCAAATGCAAGTATGGAGTCACCATGCGGAATAGACTCTTGAACGCTTTCGCTCGAGTCATATCTGCGACAGACTTCTCGTTCAACGCGTCTTCGACTTCTTTCTTTGAGGCCAAATTACCAACGGAATCGATAAAGATCATAATCTTATCTCCTTTTGAGATATTGGCCAATTGATTCATGATATCGAACTTTAATTCTTCAACATTACGAATAGGGCTATGAATAACTTTGCTCGTGTCGATGCCGAACGTCTTCCAATAGTCGAAAGGCGAACCAAATTCTGAATCGTAAAAAAGGATTGCCGCATCAGGATACTGCCTCAAATATGAAGCAACCATTATCAATCCGAATGAAGTTTTAAAATGCTTTGAGGGACCGGCTAATACCGTAAGTCCACTCGTTAATCCGTGCTCTAGGTCTCCGGAGAGAGCAACATTGAGCATTGGGACGTCGGTCGGGATATCGTCTTTCTTATTAAAGATTTTCGATTCCGAAAGGACCGATGTAAGTTCTAGCTTAGAGTTCTTCTTGAGTTTTTCGAGCAGTGTAGACATAAAAGATATATAAACTGACTATAATACAAAATTGATGAATGTACAACTTATTGCATTTTAAGTGAAAAATTTGTCTAAAGATTCTGGCTTATAATTTGATGAATAACTCTTCGTCTTATTATTGATAACTGCAAAATCGGTATCCATCATAGATAAATCATCTTCAAGATATTGTGATATCTCAAAGGCCATATCTTGCGCCGTAGTGACAGGCACATTCTGGCATATATGATTCAAGTTCTTGAGTCCTCCTTGAAGTTGAAAATCTTTTGGAAGTTTCATGATCGCTAGACATTCGCGAATCGTAAGATAGCGGTCATCATCAGGATGAGTCAGATTTGTCGGATAGTGACCAACAAACGCTCCGATATAATCTTTTGGAATCTCGGTGATTTTTCTCATGATGTTACCACCGGAATCCAATTTCTTCTGCATCATCTTGCATCTGGATATGAGCTTAGAGTTCATTCCTTTTTCATCGAACCAAGATGCTACAGCGCGGTAATCGTATTTCATATTCTCTATATACTCCATAGCGCCGATAGACTTCTCGATCTGTCTCTGGAACTCTCTATGAGATATACCGTTATGGATGCTTTCTAGAACAAATCGATAGAAAGGATCCTGACTCGGCAGTTTCTTATTCGTAAGCTGGTTCATCGGATCGTCACTTGGAGCTAGTGCGTTTCGAATAGTATCTTCTATACGCTCGTGAGGTCGATCGTAGAATTTAAAAACAGGAACTTTGGTGCCTTTAAAAAAGAAATAGAAAGTACGATCTCGAACTTGAGACAGACCATGAAGAATTGACTTGGTTTTATAGATCATGAAACTATAACCATGTTCTTTACCGATCTTACGAAGTTTGGCCACTACAGGTTCACCCATCTTAGATGCCAAACGAGGTGCATTCTCTCCCCAGAATACTCGAGGTTGAATATTCGCTAGTACGTACTTCGCCGTCTCACTCATCCAATCGTTCGCAGAAGCGTCAGATTTTGCCGAAGGAGATAGAGAGCTTAATCCGGCGCAAGGACATACGGTATTCACTACATCGATCTTACCTTTCTTCAATGATACCCTATCGTTCTTATCGATGAGCGCGTATTGAACTTCATTATTATAGTGCTTTACGATGTGTTGGTCGTTATTTGCAAAAGGTGAATACGATAAGATGTATTCAGGTCTTGAGCCAAAAACATTCTGCATGGCGATAGTCTCGCCACCAATCAATGGTACTATAGAAGCGTATTTCATATATATTGTTTCATTACGAATTTCAGAGAGTTATTGATCTGGATTAGATCCCCTGAGAGCATCTCAATTGTATATATGCGACTAGGCAGAAACCTTTTTAAAGATTCTGAAACTTCTGTATGAGAGTTATTTTCAGGATTTATAGCACTTAGTTTTGGTTCCGATATATGAATATGCCCTACGAGATTAGAATATTTTTCGATAGTGCTGGTTATATTTTCATTGTTCATGAACATAGCACCCGTATCGAGCTGAAGCCTGATTGATGGTCTGTCGACTTCGGATACCATAGCGGCAGTCTCTGAAGTAGTTGTCATAAAATTACATCCGTAATCTACAGGGTTTGGCTCGAGACAGATAACGACTTCATAAGAATCTGCTATATCGGCTAATCTACGAAAGAAGAAAGCTGCGATATTTCTGGCTTGCTCTTCATTAAATGATAAACGATCTCTATTCTTCGGCGATCCAAAGGTAAGTTTAGTGATACCGAGTCCTGATGCTATTTCACATATGTTTTCTAAATGATCCAGCATCAAGTAGCTATTTTCTGCAAATAGATTCAATCCGGTGGTGCCGAATAGTAAAGATTGCATTCCTACCAATTCAATACCTCTTTGGTTCCACCAATACTTTACTCTTTTAATTTCATCCATCTTTACACTGCTTATATCTCGAAACAGTTTTCCTGGAGCTACATCGATGCGTGTTATACCATTATCGTTTAAGATCTTACACATCTCGACATTATTGTTCTCAGCCCAAGCGATATTTGAGATAGAGATACTCATGATTTCGCGTAGGCCGATATCGTGGCCATTACATCCTCTTGATTGTAGATATAGCCTTTATAACCATAGATAGTTCTCATGTCGTAAGACACTTTATTCTTTGCTGGATTGTTTAGAGTCTTACCAAAGCATCTTTCTGCGATATCACTAACTTGAACTGGTTCTGTGGCAAAATTCATGATATCAGTATGGCGGCAAAATTCATGTATATCCTTCCATAGATTCTTCATAGGATAGAATTGAAATATATTATCGTGATTGATCTGATCGACATTATTATTATTTTTCAAATCGTAAATGATATTTTTCTTCAACCCATCACCGACGAGTCCTGGCAAACGTGCTATAAAATGATTACTAAAGTTTCCTTCTACAAATTTTTCTAAATGTCTTCTGTTTAGGCCGTAAGGATGAAGTCCTTCCTCATCTATCGCCATATTCTCGTCTACATTCACTGGTGTTTTGTACACGTCGACGGTGCTGATAAGAATAAACTTATTGCACTTGACGTGCTTAAGACATTCTATGAGCTTATTAATGTTTGATATATCCTTTTCAGGTTCTTTATTTGCTATCCATTTCTGAGCCGGTGCTGCTGCGCAGACTATAGTGTCAAAATTCTTATATTTTATATCTTCGATATTTGTGGATCTGTACAAATAATCAAATTTCGTTTGAGCCATAAGAGTGGTCCCAACGAATCCGGTGTAACCTATAAGTGCATTATTATTATTACTAGACATAAGATTGGATATGATATAAGACTCGTTCCATACCGTGAAAGATCGTATCTATCTTGCCAGACATGACTGAGATGTATTTACCTTCGCATTTGACAGAACAGCTGCGATCGTCGGTTGCGCCTATTATCTTTGTTTTAATCGCTAGCTGCGGAGATTCGTACTTGAAAATATCAGAAAAATCTGGAACGTAACGAGAGATATGCTCTTCCATCGCGGCGATCTTCTGATTCAATATGTACTTATTAAAATCTTTATCCAAGTATTTCTGAGCTTTTGCCGAACTATCAAAGGTCTTTAATGGCGTATGAATGACACTCGAGAGAGTATAGATTCCAGGAGTTTCTGTAGGATATATGGAAGCGAGAGGACCATCTACGAGAGTAAAAGCAGGAAACTTCTCTTTCGTGCTGTAGTACAGCAGTATCGTTGACTCATAAAATGTATCAGAACGCGCAGGACGAAAATGTCCCCACGTACAATCGATGATGAAGTCAAATTTTTCGTCATTCAATTGAGTGGAGTCCATATCTACCGAAGTGACCGGAGTGTTCAATCTAAGTATGGACCCAAGTTTTTCTTTGAAGTAATTTCTTGCGGTTTGAGTAAGAATCACTCGTTCTTGACAACTCACACTGCCTGCTAGACCTTTACTCCATTGTGGATTGGCTACTTCATTAAATTCTATTCCACTCGCAGTCATGATCAACTTGTATGTTTTGAAATCTACGAGTGAATCCAGTGTAGGCACAGAATAGATATTGCCGTTTTCCCATTCCTTTGTTAGCGTGGGATAGCGCTCTACGAATCGTTGGTACCCATTACGAGATTGAATGCGAGTGTCATAATTTCTTGCGTAATGAAATCCAAGATGAAGTCTGAATTGGTTGTTTCCGGACGCTCGAGTCAGCACGTCTGAGTCTCTTTCGAACACCGAGACCTCAAAGCCAAGTTCTTTTAGCGATAAAGCTATGTGACAACCGTACCAGCCAGCACCAATGATTGCTATTTTTTTCATGATTCTAGAGCGGCAGTTAATTGTTTGCGAGTTATTTTTTTATCCAGAGGTTGATTGTCGTATAGACTTTCTTTCTGGCGCTTCGCGAGATCTATAAGTTGTCCTAGGTCCATAGCTTCTATATCCTTTGTATTGATACCGGTGTGAGCTTCGGAATAAAGTTTTCCTTCTGAGGAATCTACAACAAGAATAGAATTAGCGTCAGCCACCTGAAACACGCGAGGGCGCCAGAAACCTGAACCCGAATGATAGTACTTAGGTACCAATGCGGCCCAATGTTGCTGATACGCGTTACACATATCCGCCTCGATCAACCGAGGAGTTTTAAATTGACCCCTGAGTCCTCCATAGATATTGACCTTCCATCCGCTACCGAGATTCAAACTATCGAGATACTTACGGGTCTTTCCCTGCATCAATGACGTAAAGACCCACTCTCTCTTCTTGTCTTTTGCATCAATCAGCATACTATCAAGAAATACTGCGGAATCATCTCCTGTAAAATTGTTCTCGGGACGACGGTTTAAATGATAAGGATTAAGTAACCAAGTATGAAATAATTCTTTAGGATACTGAGGTAGCATCATTGAGATATCGCCTCCTAAGAAACCGGCAATCAGCATCTTGTTCTTCATCGCTTTGATAGTTTCAAGAGCTTCTAAGAATTGAGGTAGATACTTCTCAACATCATTCGGCACGATCTCTTGCATGTCTCTAAGGTAAGGTCGAAATAAGTTATCCTTATCGAGAGCTGAGACTGCGTCCCAGATAGAATCGGCCTGCCAATCATCGATGGCGAGTATACAATCCGGCCTCTGGCTGATGGCCCAGAGACCATTGTAAAGATATCGAGCAAATCCAGCTGGATTATGAATGAAAGCAATTACTTTATCGTAAGAATCTAAACTCTCACCTATTACCGCATGAGTGTGATGAACAGTGTGTCCCATATCTCTAAGAGCGTGTATGAGCGCGTACTGAGTGTTCACTACTTCTAGATCCTGCCTTAACCAGAAGTTTTCGATACACTGTGCTGAATTCATTCCTGTGACTAATATCTTCATGAGAGGTATTTAGATGCTATAAGTTTTTTTAAAGTATCTTCTTCAAAGTTCTTATCGTTAAATTTTCTATTTCGAGAAGATGGGTGCGGTAGAGGGTAATGAGTTATATTTAGCTTCTCTAGAGTGTGATGCGAGAAATTTCCTAATGTAAGAATATGTTTATAAGTTTTAGTAATACCTAATATGCGAGATTGATCTACTAACTTAGGATCTTCTTTATCCACGTGATACGGTATAACATTCGCAAAATCGTAAGGAACTTCCAGCCGTTCGGCCCATCGAGCGATACGATTCATAGTAGTATTCTTATGTGGAAAACCTTTACCGGAAGCAGGATTTGAACCCAGTATTAGAACTTTCTCTTTCATTCGCTAAACTCCCATGTCACTCTCGCCTCTTCAAATAAGCTTAGAGTTAATTCGCACGAATCTTTCCAGGTTCCAGCAATATCTATTTTAGGCATAACGACATGCTTGCAACCAACTTGGATCATTCCTTTTGCGCATTCAGAACAAGCAGGTAGTCCATGAATAAACATTGTAGAATCTCGAAGAGATACTCCATTCATTGAAGCATTATAGATTACATTCATCTCTGCATGTACTACATACTTATATTTAATTTCTCTGTTGTTATATCTTTCTTCAGAATCTTCAATTCCTCTAGGAAAACCGTTATATCCTTGAGAAAGCACCTGACCTCGATCTCCAATCGCTACTGCACCAATCTTACGTGATGGATCTTTAGACCATGAAGCAACTTCTTTAGCAAGACTTAAATACCTACCTTTCCATTTACTGTTCATTTGTTAAAAGGTTAAAATGTCTTTCATATACGTGTAAAGACCCTACATTCCAGATAATGTCACCTTTTTGATAGTTCTCTTCCGATTTAATATTTAGATCTTGAAGCAAACGATCTTGTACTATCGATTGCCAATAGCGATCATTTT